GGCTATCCCTGGTTCAAACTATAGTGAGTGCAAACTGCCGAAGTTCGTCGGAATCATCATGCGTAGCGCTGGTGAGAAGATGCACCCGGTGGGGATGTGTTTTCGAGTTGGAGACCTTTTGGTCACTGCTCGACACAACATCTATAACGACGAGGAGGGAGTTTCTGGAATCAAAACCCATCAGGGTAGATTCTTTGAACTCCACAACGACGAGAGCCCCATTAAGTTTGACAGCAAAGACCTGGACTTGATTGCATTTGAGGTTACCCAACGAGATTGGGCTACCATCGGATTGCAGTCAGGCGAGGTTCGCGATGCGCGAGTTGGCGCATACGCGATGCTGTACGGGATGGACTACGAGGGTAAGCAAGTGAGTTCCGCTGGAGTAATCGAAGGTTACGAAGGGTTCCGCTTGCACCACTCGGCTAGTTCCAATCCTGGTTTCTCAGGGAGCCCGTTGGTTGATAAGAGGAATTGTGTGGTTGGTGTCCATATAGGGTGTAGCCCTGCAAGAGTCATCAACTACGCCATCCCTCTCTCACCAATTTTAGGCGTAGTCTCCCATATAACCAAAGGTGAAGAGTTGACCATCCCGGAGTCAGTTGACGACGGGAGATCAATTAAGTTCAGAGGCGTTTTCGATCCTAACTTGAAGTTTGACCGAGATGAGTGGAACTTCAAGAACAAGTTGGAGAGAGACGAGTATGAGAGGAAGGCTGAGGACATGCTTAATGTCGGCATTTTCGTTGATAATGTCGACCTTAGGCTAGCCACCAAAGACCGATCCGTTTGGGTCACACGTTCTAACACTGATTTAGATCATGTGCCCTTGTCGGGAAGGTGGGCAGACTGGGAAGATGAAGATACTTTCCAAGAAGCTCTCTTTGGTCAATCAGCTGAACGTAGTGGAGTAACTGGAAAAGATGCGTTGAAGCGTCTCGGTGGTAGCGTTAAGTTTAAACGTCCCGAGATTCCAACTCCGGTGTTTACGGTAAACCCGGAGGCAGTTTTCCGGTCGAGCCAGCCTGGGGCGCTGGCGAAGTCCACGACCGCACGCCCCGCCACCTCAGGCTCGGAGAGTACCGATTCTGGAGGCAAGTCGATGCAACCTTCACGGACCACCGTGAAGCTTTCAAGACATACCTCGAGACCGGTGAATTCCCAGACGGCTATTTCTCAGGAAATGAGAGCTTCGCTAAGAGACTCTCGTACGCTGGGCACGCCGCCAAGCCAGGGGCTGAACACATCCCGCCGAAAGAGCGTACCCCCCTCTTAAGTCTTGCGACTAAAGAAGGGGGTTTCTTTTCGGAGTTAGGCAATTACAATCACCCTCCCCGTGGTGGGGAGGCTGAGCAGAAGAGCTTAACTGTTCAGGCTGGACGTTTTAGGGAGGGGGCTCGAGTGTCGCTACAAGAGATTATGCAGCTGGTAGACCTTTGTGTTGAGGATCTGCCGACTGTGACAGTCTCTAAGAGACGCCTCGCTGGGGATTTCAATGAACATGACATGAGGTCTGTGTTGAAGTTGGTCAACGGGAGCAGCTCTCCAGGATACCCTTGGCTCTTTGTCGCCAATTCCAAGAAGGATTTGATCGACAATCACTGTCAAGAGATTCTGGATTGTGTAGCGGCGCGGTTAGAGGTGTTGAAACGGGACGATCTCCCATTCAATGACCCTACTGAGTTGGTAAAGTTGAATGCGGTAGACCCTATGAGGGTCTTCGTAAAGAACGAACCCCACAGTAGGAAGAAGTTGATTGAGGAGCGTTACAGGTTAATTCTTTCCGTTTCTGTGTGCGACGAAGTCATCATGAGGATGCTTTGTGGCGCTCAGAACGAAAATGAAATAGCGTTGTGTAGCGACCTTCCCGTGAAGCCCGGCATAGGTTTCAGCCTGGATTCCCAGGTTGACAAGCTATGCGCCGCTTTCGCTCCGTTTGATGACTTGATGTCTTCAGACGTGAGTGGGTGGGACTGGAGCTTCAAACTTTGGCAATACCGATTCGACGTTGAGCGTCGTATTCGGCTTGCTAAGGCTGAAGGTACAGTTTGGGCTCGCATCCTTCATAACCACATGTTGTGTATGGCCATGGGGTTGCTTATTACAAGCGACGGAACCATGATAGCTCAGACTCAACCTGGAGTTATGAAGTCAGGGATGTACAACACTTCTTCGACGAATTCCAATTGTAGAGTAGCGTTGGCACGATTAGTTGGTGCCAAACGCGCCTTTGCAATGGGGGATGACTGCGTGGAGTCCTACGTGGAGGACGCTGAGGAGATATACCGTCTGTACGGTTTTCCGCTTAGCGAATACCAACACTGTGGAAAGCCGGGTCATCAAGTAGTCGAGTTTTGTAGTCACAAATTTATTGTCGACCAAAACATCGCTGTGCCCACCAATGCTTTGAAAGGTGTTTATAACCTTTTGAACCAAAAGCCCTTAGATCGGGGGTTTGTCGTCGAGGCTTATACATACCTCAGACACTGGCCCGGTCTAGTCCAGCTCAAAGCGTTCATTAATGAGCGCACCGAGCTGGGCCTGCCTCCCTCTTCCCACTAAGTGGGGAGAGGGGTTTTCTGGCGCCTTCGGGCGCACGAAACAAAACAATCTGTACATAGTTGTAGCTTAATCATATAATTTCATAAAGTAAACAGTATAAAATTATAAAAGTAAACAAACTATTTAATTATCTTCTGTACAAATAATTTAGTTAAATATATTATTCTCAAAGCAAAGTTGAATAAAATAAGTAATAAATAATTGTATATCAACACAAATGGCGAACAAGAAGAAGTCCGGTAACAGAGCCCAGCAGAAGCAGGGACCAGTCGTTGACAACGGTAACCAAGTGGCTAATAACCAATCAGCGAAGTTGATGCGACCGATTCCTAAATCTGTTGCGCATATGGCTAATGTGCATCAAATTTGCGGATTAGTCGATCCGTTCTGTGAACACGCCGTCGG